TATAAAACTGTTTTGCCAGTAGAATTTTTAAATTTTTTGTAATGAGTGTTGTCATATCTATATTTATTTAACTTTTAAAATTTTTGCCACAGTAAATGTTGAATTTGAAACAAAATTTGAATCAACTAGAACTGTGTTTGCGTTAACAAATGTCACTGTTTTCAGATCATTGAAAAATACATTTATAGAAACATTATTTGCAGTAATGTTTATATTATTTTGGGTTGTTAGGTATGAAGAATTTGCAACGCTAACAACGGTTTCTGTATTGCCTGTTGAGAGATAAATTATATCTCCATCTATAATATCATTTATAAAGTTACAATTAGAACCAAAAATTGTATTTGAACCTGAAACAACATTGACTGTATTTGCAACGCTTCTATAAACATTTGTGAAAATTAATGTATCGCCAACATTGATTTGATTAATAAGATTTGCACTTACATTTGTTGAAACAGAAGAATTTGCACCATAAGATATATTAAATGTATCTGTAAAATTCTTTATTGTAACAATTTCATTTACAGTATTAACATTTGCATTTTCTTTATTGTCAAATACCCTTGTTACTAATATTTTTGTTCCTATTGGATGTGCAATATCATTAATTGGTTTCTTAAATGTAGCATAATCTGTTTTTGATTTGATAACATATGAGAAATTATGATACTTCTTGCTGCCCTGTAAATACTTATCTGAACTTAAGTGGCCATCTGAATTTAAATAAATTCCAGGATATCTGATTAATCCATTTTCAAATTTAGCGGTTGCTTTTGCTCTACCATCACCATAAACAACAATTGTTCCTAGAACAACATTGGCATCAACAACATTATCGTCAGAGTATATTTTCTTTGTCTGATCTAATGTTCCTTTATAATTAAATATTCTAAGTTTTTCTGTATTTGAATTATATGAGTCAACAAACGCAGTAAATGTTGTGTTTGAGTTGGAAGTTCCTTGATATATCTTTGTATTTGAAATGAATATTTGTCCCTCAGTAACATTTGCGACAGTAAGGTCCATATTTCGTAAAGAGACTTGAGGTGCTTCAACATAATCATAACCATAACTTCTAACACGAATAGATGATATTGCACCAATTCTTGATGTGGTTAAATCAAAAGATTCGCCATCTCCTAAAACTTCTAGCACCGAAAGATTTGCATTTGCGCCTGATGTTGTATTTACCGTTATTGTTGGTAAACTGTTCTTCATATAACCCTCACCACCCAAAGCATATGCATTTGATGAATGTGCGTTCATCGTTACAGTTTTTATACCATTGTTGCCCGCATGAATTTCACTTACATATGCATTAGCACCATAACCAGAACCACCGATAAAATTGATCGTTTCACCTACAGCATATCCTGTTCCACCATTATTAATTGATAATCTACCTAAAGAACCTAAATTATACAAATCATTTCTTAATATTTTTGATACACTGACTGTTTGAATGTCATTGGTAAATGTATTTGCAAATGATATTGTATTTGATGTAACATTAGTTACAGTTAAAATATCTTCAAAGTTAGGATTTCTTTTATAGATTCTGGCAATATCACCGATTTCAAAAGAAACAATTAAGTCTTGTGTTTCATCAACAATTATGTTAGTATCTTTTACTATGTTTGCTGAAGTTATCACGACAACATCGGCAACATCTTCGTTATAAAAACTATATGCTTGTAATGACGGTTTATTTTTATATCCACCACCAGAACCATCAATTACAACATATGAAATTGGATACACATTAAATGATGTATAATCAGATACATTTACAACAGTATTGCTGCTTATAACATTAATATTTGCACATGATGCATTTAGTGTTTCAATATTTGTTATACCAATATTAACAAGTCTAAGTGTGTTATCATCAATTAGACTTACTACTGCTTTTGCTTCTGTACCAATAGGAACAGTTTCAAAACCACCTTTGAAATCTAAAACACAAACATTTCCATTATATACTGATGATACTTCACTCTCGTTACGAAATCCAAAACCACCATTTACAACAATAACATCAGTAACACCACCCTTTGTTGTTTCACCAACTGTTGCTATAGCACCTATTGGATTATTTGAAGTGGGATTTAATCCGCCTACAATAGTTACCGGATCACCATCATAATTATTTACAGGATCATAACCATTATAGTAAAGACCTCTATTCAACGGATCAATCTTTATTTCAGACAATGCACCTACTAATCTAGCATTAACGGTAACATTTGTTGTTCCATTATTATATGTTGCACTAACAATTTCACCTGTTTCAAATAGTCTATTAATATTTGAAATGTATAATTCAATATATGAGATACCTAATTGTCTATCTACAGAACGCGTTACTTTTTCAACTATCGCTGTTGCTTTTGAAGTTTGTCCTGTTATTTTTGTTTTTTCTATATTGAATATATTTGTATCAGCAGTATCAACTCTAAGAGCAAGAGGTAAAACCCATTTACCATCTGATGTTTTTAGAATATCTTCTTTTGGATAATAAACATCAATATTTTCATTATACAACGCACGAAATAAAAACTTTATTGAAGATTCAGTTCCGCTGCTCTTATAGAAACTGCTAATTAATTTTAAAAATAGTCTTTTATCTGATACTATGTTTTCGGGAAAGTATGGTGCTAAATCTCTTTTTAAAATATTTAAATAATCTTCATTTGCATCATCAATATCAATGCTATTTTTTAACTCGTTAATTTCATAGTTAACATTGTTGTTCTGTTCTAACCACTCATAATATTTTTTTAGAAAAGTGACAAACTGAGGATGTTGACTACGAACAAACTCAGGTAGTTGTTTTTCTACAATATTAGATGTTAATACTGTCTGCATTAATTTGCCACCATTTTAACTACAATGCTTGTTGGATCTTCTGTATCTAAAACAAGCATTTTATTTAATTTTGATTGAATAACATTACTCAATGGACGCATATGCACCATTATGTCACCAAAATCATTATTAACTGCGGTAGGATTAAAATCATTTATATAGATTGTGTTGAAGTGTGTGTGATTTTTTCGCTGTTTTTCATCGTTTTTATTTTTATTAATTACAACTTTCGTGCTTTGACTACTAATCTCGTCTGTCTTGTAATATGATATTCTAATCTTGCCATATCTTCCTTCCAGAACAGCGGATGCTTCTCCTAATTGTCCATCGCCTATTATTCTGACTGCCGCTGTAGTATAACCGATACCAGGAGTTAAAACAACAATTTCAGATAGTTTACCGTTTACAATTACTGCTCTTGCAGTAGCACCTTGTCCATCACCAATAATTTCAACTGTTGGTGATGTTGTATAGTTATATCCAGGATTTGTGACAGTTATTGATTCAATTCCTGTATATGAAGATGGTATTTCTTCAAAGAAACATTGTCTTGCAATTCCTTCTTCATCAATCATTGTAAAATCTGGTGATGAATAGAAATTATCGTTTGTTGTACCACGCTGTAATTCAAAACCAAAATCTAAAACATAACTGTTAGAATTAATTAAATCAGGTCTAAATTTTTTAGCAACAAATAACTTAACTTCATTTGATATTATTGAACGATCATAGTTATCAATTGATGTTTCAAGTCCTGAGAAATTAAAATAACTATTAAATTTATTTAAATTGGTTGATGTGTAATTACTGATAATTGCAGATAAAGCACTTTGTAATTGTGATGATGTACCTGAATATTTTGTTTTATTGTAATAAACAGTTGAATCAACTTTCAAATAATTGTAATCAACATCAACTATCTCAGGCGTAACTGTAAGAACACTTATAGGTTTTAAAATATTTTGTTTAATATAATCTTTTTCTGTCTGTGTAATTTCAAAACCAAGTTTAGGTTTAGCAGAAATAAAAACTTTTCCATAAACTGGTGGATTGTTTTCTTCTCCACCCCAAACATTGACTGCTTCAAACTGAGGATATTTTTGTTGTATTAGACGAATATAATCATTCTTTGTTACTGCACGATTTTGTGATAGTAGACTTAATGGTGCAGAAAATTTAATTTGATCTACTGTTTCTCTAGAAGAACCGCCAGCGGCTGCTGAAATTGGGCTAACAATTATTGATGTTAAACCACCAATAGACTCGGATGCAGTAAAATTATTTGCTTTATTACCAGCAGATCCGCTTGTAATTAAGTATTCAATATTAACTACACCACCGTCTGGAATACTTTTTCCTAATGTATCATCACCGAAATAAATGTCATATTTTCCATCACGACCTTCTTGTAGAAAATAAATTTCTGAATCAGAAACAATATTTAAAATATCACTTGCTCTTTCATAAACAATTGATGATGTATTTGCTTCAGATTGCTTTACAGATACAATCAATGTATTAGTATCAATATCTGAATTTGGAATAGTAAATAATTGTTTTGGATTTGATAAAACATCATTCAAAAAATTGTATGAAACTAAAGAACCTTCATAGATTTCAACATTTTCAAAAACATAATTTGTACCAACTTTTGATGTTGTGTAAGCATCAAGCGTTGTAAATTTGTATGATATACCATCAATCTGCTTAGTAAATAAAGTATAACCTTTTGGTATAGTAAGAGAACCTGGCGTAGTGTTTGCAGTAGTAACAGTTATGTTTATTACTGCTCTTGCTGCTCTTGCTGATCGTGTCGTATATCCTAAAGTTTTGGCATGTGAAACAACAGAATTTCTTAATGCTGCGCTATCCAAGAATGACTCATTTGCTATCATATTCAGATAGTAAGCATTATAGTGTGTATTATAAGCAAGAATATCAAGAAGAATATTTAAACCAGCGCCTTCAAAATCATAGTCTTGAAATTCTGATTGTTGTTTTAAGAAATCTTTAAGATTACTTTTTATGGAATCAAAATCTAATTCCGTTACATTTAAACGATCTGCCATTTTATCTTTCTCTATTTAAGAAAAACTGTATTGTTATCGGTGTTGTTCTATTGACAATATAGAATGTCATCTGAACATCAATCCTATTTTCTTCATATACGGGTGTTAATACCATTTCTTCAACTTTCACTCTAGGCTCAAAATTTTCAATTACTTGTCTTATTTCTCTCTGAAGAACAGAAATTGTTATTGAATCCATAGGCTCAAATAACATTTTCATAACATTTGATCCAATTTCAGGATGAAATGGTCTTTCGTAGTGATTAGTCAAAATTAAATTTTTTATTGCATTAACGACAGCAAGTTCATCAACAAAAGTATTAACATCCTTACGAATAGGATGAGCCGTAAAGTTTAAATCTAAATCTTTGTATCTTCTTATAGTTTGTGTGACTACGTTTGCCATCTCTTATTTATTTCTCTTTTTAAGTGTTTGCCGTTAATTTTTGAATATAATTATTGGTTCCAATATAATTGTTAACCAAATAAATTTGTGTATTACCTAATCGTGTCAATCTTTCAATTGCCCTGTAATCACTCAAAATCTGTTTGGACTGATTGTAAAAATTCCAATCGTGTTCTCGTCTTCCAGCGATCAGTGTATTTGCAGTCTCAATATGAGATATAATCGTGTTTATTTGTGTTGAAGTTAAATTTGATTTTGTATTTCCATCTTCAATATAAATTGAATTGTTTAAAGTTTGTGCATCTGAAATAAGTATTGTCGTATTTGCTTCAATGTAATCATTTACAAAAAGACTTGTAAAATTACCCAAAAGTGGTACAGAATTTGCTAAGTCATCTGTCTCATTTAAAACTAAAAGTAATTCTTGTCCTAATCCAACAACTTTATCATAATCTGGATAATCAATATTTGTTCCAGTAGACTCATTAAATGACGGAACGGATACTGTCACACCAGAAATATTTGATGTGTGTTTACTGAACAAATAAATTTGATTTGATAAAATTACAGAATCATTTGCTATATCACCACCACCAGCGTTATCAAATATTTCAATAGTATTTGCAACAGCATATATTGTATTAACAGTGTTCCAAAGATTTGCGACTACATTTATTGTGGGATTCTTATAATAATCTGTTCGTATAAAACTGCCATTAGCAAGTTCTGTTTTTTGCCATTCAGTTAAAGTAACTGGATTATTATTTAAAAAATTTATTGTTGAGTTTGATAGATATAGACCAGCACCAAATCTATCTGAATCAAAATTATAATTTAATCGTATAAAAACATTTGCGCCTGACATAGTATCCTCACAGTAAAGTCATAGGTGAAATTGGTGTTCCAGTAAGTCCACGAGGTGCTGGATGAATATGAGTGTTATATGTAAATCTCATACCCATCATTGAACCTGCGATATCACTTACCATAAATCCATTAATAAAAGGTGCGTTTACTGATAAACTTGAATTAATTACGCCGATTGGACTTGAAATGGGTAATCCAACAGATAAACCACCCGATTCAGTAACAAATCCTAAAGGTCCTGCTGTAACACCTGTTCCAGCATTTACCTTTGTGTCGGATGTCATTGATGCAGCCGTCAATGCACCAGTAACAGACATATCACTTTGGACATAAACATAATCACCAACACGAATTGTCATAACACCACTGACAGGATCACCTACACCGATATTCATATCACCGTTTGATAATATATCTGTCGTTCCTTTTATATTTGAAATTAATCTACCACCAATTTCTTGATAGTAATCGCCTTCAATTTTTTCTACTTTATCACCTTTAATATTGATATTACAATCTCCTTCAATGGTAATATTACATGTTCCTTTTATTAGAACATTATCTCTACCATAAGTGATTTCATATCTATCGCCATAAACTTTATCTACTTTGTCACCATTAGGGTGCATTTCAAAGAAAGTTTTACTTCTATGTTGCAAACGAATTCGTTCACGATCTTTTGTATCATCCATTTCAAATGAATGACCGGATTCTGTTTCCCAAACTTTATTGTGTGGATAAACAGGTTTTTCATCTTGATTTGCTGGTGATTCAGGTTCTATCCAATTTGAATCAACAGGTGAAGGTGTAATATTAGCCATTATGCTACGCTATAGTTTTCTTTTATAAATGCTGCATTATTAGGTGCTGTGATTGCTTCTGTAGTGCTTTTCATATTATCAAGTGAGGTATTTACATCTTCTAACTGCGTAACTGCTTGTTCAACCGATAAAGATGTACCGTCTGCTTTAACAAATTCTTTAGCAGCATTTATAATACTACTTGTGAATTCTTTTAAACATTGACTTATAAAAGTCAATATTCTTTGTGGTAAAGTTGTAGCCCAAGCAATCAATTCTTCTAACTCTTTTGCTATTTGTTTTACAAAATTAACAAAATCTTTTATTTCTTGAACTATATTTTTTAAATCTTTTATTTTTCTTCTCAACCATGTAACCAAATCTTTTATTCTTTGTGTTATTGAATCGGGCGATAAACCTAGTGATTTTATCAATGCTTCTATTGCTTGTCGTATCTTTGTTACTAACTGTGCAAAATTTATTTTCTGAAACAATAGTTTTCTTTTTGTTTCTAATGTAAATGCACAAACATGTGCTAAATCTTTATTCGTCTGTGCAATTAATGTATTTTCTAAACGGCCTCTTGCTGTTCTTGGTGTAGTAGGCTCTTGTATTTTCTCACCACCAACCACAACATTTGTGGGTGCTGATGGTGTTTCTTTTTTTTCTTCTGTAGTTAATTGTGGTGAAAATCCTACCGATGTATTATCATTTACAGTTTTAATACCAGGAAAACAACCAATAACAACAGGCTTTTGTGCAATTTCTCCATCTAAAAAGAAACCAAATACCCAATCACCCTCTTTTACATCTATTGATTTATTTGTCTCTGTTAATGGATGTAATGGCGTAGCCCAAGGTAATTTATCAGATGGCATATCTGTTAAATTTTCAGAATGCCATCCTACAATTCTAACACGTAAACCACCTAATTTTAAAGGATCATTTCGGTTTTCAACAACACCAATCCACCAAACAAAACCGTTTGTTCCCATTAAAATATCACTCATATTCTTGCAATGCTCCTAAAGAACTATAACCACTATTGTAAAATTCTTTCTTATCTGTTGAGTCTGTTGAAACTTCCATTATTGTTTCATGGCGATCTATTCTAATTATATGTCTTGCAGCAATAATTATATATTTACCACTAAGTGAATCATCTTTACTATCTTGTAAACTTCTCATTGAACGCAACGGTAATTTAACACCAACATTTATTCCAGATGTTAAACTAAAATTACCTGGCATTACTAATTTCAATCTCTTTTGTGTAATATTTCGTATTGATGCTTCTCTTTGAAATATAAAATTATATGTATCATCTTCAGTATTAACAACACTTGGATAATTTGTATTTACATATGAACTTAATGTATCATATAAAGATATTGGATAAACAACAACGCGAGAATCAATCATATCTGTATTTTTTAAACCGAACTTATTAACACTTTGACCAACATCAGGTGCTTTACCCGCGTGTTCATTATTTTTCATAATCTCATTGAAACTGACAATTTTTTTGTTTATTATTCTATTTCTTAGATCAACACCAATAAATGTTCCGCCATATAGTCCAGACTGAATATTTTTATTAACATCGTGATTTGACAATACTTCCATACTTCTTATACCCATTAAACCATTACTCTGCTGATTTGTAATTGCAATATTTTTAGGATCATAATTCAAATCAAATTTTTGTGGTAGTGAAATTAGTGATGAAGCAGTTGCAAAATTATAACCATAAACATTTTCAAAAAATAAAAATGTTGGTGACAATTTTTCATTGACCGCTTTTTTTGAACAAATATCAAGTATCTCAAATGGTGTTTTATTTGACGCAAGAAAATCTTTAATACCAACAGAAGATTCAACATAATTAATCATACTGTTAGTTATACCTAAATGATCACGCATTACTCTTAGTGCTATGTCTGAATAAGATGCGGTAAATGCTTTTCTTACACGCATTTGCTGAGATAGAAGATATTCTTCAGAAATAAAATGCAAAACATATTTCTCTGAAGTCTCGTTTCTTGCTGCTTTTCCACTTTGTTTATAAATTCTAAATGATTTTTTAAAACTATTATAGTCATCAAATTTACTCATTTCAATAACTAAAACTTCTGAACCATCAAAAAATAGTTTTGAAGATAGACCGATTGAATCAGTAATTAAAATATTACCTGACATACAAGGCGTAAATAAAGAATCGTATATGTTTAATTCTTCAAACATTTGAAGAATATTAATTGCACCTAACTTGGTGTATATTTCAAGATTCTTTATCTGAACTTGTAAATTACTCATTATTCATTATTCCAGTAAACTCTGTGTAAATAAAGTTTACAAATTCAGGTTTTATTATTTTAATATTTCTTTTGGACTCATTTAAATCCATTTCATATTCATAGTATGTTTTTCTTGAGCGATCTTTACTCCATATCATTTGAATGCCATCAGGTAACGTTACCGTAGTAGATGAAGGAGTAATAGAGTTATATTCATCTTCATCAATTTCTATCTCTTGAACATTTTTTTCGCCAGACAATACATATGTTCTTGTTTCAATTTTAATATATTTTTTATAATTTTGTTGTGCCCATTGCAATCCTGTTTCTCCAACTCCAGCATTTTCCTCATATTTTTTATCAATGTAATTCATTAATGATCTATCTTCTAATGGCCATTCTTCAATTACATTTACTATTTTGTTTGCTTTTAAAATTATCCAATGATAGTCTGCTCTACCATAAAGATTATATGCAATTGATTCTGGTGTTTCTCCATCAGATACATTATATTCATAGTAAGAAACAGAATTCTCGGTTATAGAATCTGAAAATGAAAAATTTACGGTTAAATTTGTGATAACATCAAGTGTGTTTTCATTATTTAAATTATATAATGTTTTTGGATATTTTTCAAAGAAAGTTGTTGTCATTATGGTATTCTCTTATAATCTCTTTTCTCTTGTTCACTTTGATAATTATATTTTGTCATAATTTCTGTTTCTCTGAATGTTAATCGCAATTCAATTCCAACAGGCATACCTGTTGATCCTTCTATAGGTATATTTTGACCGACAGATTCAAAAGCATGCCAACCCTGTGGTGCATAATTACATGATATGCTATCCAAAACACATGTTGATATTTTTTGAATATTTGGATTTTGTTTTCCGTTATAATAAAACTCAATATCAAATTCAGATGGTGGTGTTAGATAAAAACCAGCAGTGCTTGAATCAATTTCTGGGGCTTGATGAAAATGTAATTTTCTTATAATCTCTATAACTGATCTTGCTTCTTTTTCACTTCTAGGATAAAATTTAAAATCAAAATTGAATGATCTAAATTCAGGTGATGTATATATCAATTCCATTCTTGGATTAAGTGTACCAAATGCAGAATATAGAATTAAGTCTGTAGTTTTTTGACCTATTGTTTTATTAAATAATTCTGGTGCTTTTTGTCTAAGTAATTGAATGATGAATGGCGAGAAATTTTTACCTAGTTGATTTGCTGCTGCAACTTTATTTGGATTGTTTAAATAATTAGATAGAATTGATGCACCAGCACCAATCATCTGTCCCAATTCACCACCAGGTGCTAAAGAACTATAAGATTGCTTCTGATCAAACGCTAAAGTATCTGGCATATAAAATGCGATACTGTCTGTTGTTCTTGTTATTTTTCTAACAAAATTGGCATTTGTTATTGTTGATATTTTATCTGTAAATCCTGAAACTGCACCTTTAGTAACTTCTAAAATACCTGTTGCTGAATTCTTTATAAGTGCTGCTTTTTCGGATGAAAAATTGTTTGAAACAACGTTTGCTAAATTACCAACAGTTTCTTCCAGAGAACCCGCAAATGCTTGTGCTGATGCACTATTTGCAATATCTCTAGTTTCATTTTGAATGTATTTTGTAAGTTGATCTATATTACCACCAATATTTTGATAACCTGTTTGTTGTTGTAAACCTGTTCTGTTATTAAAAATCGCTGGTTTGTTTTTAACATCTTCAGTAAATTTATAGGATGTTCTATCTTGGACATTGATATGAAACATAATATAATGTCCTTTATCCGCAGAACCTAAATCTTCAGGATAGCGCAGGACATTATTTTCAAATTTTGTTTCCAATTTTCTAACATCCTGCTTAAATTTTATATCAGAAAGTGTAAAAAGTGCCATAAGATCCTTGTGAAACTACATATAGATAATAACTTTTAATATTTATATGACTTACGGAAAAGATACCTATAAAGGTCGTTTTACACCAAGAAATCCTCAAAAATACAAGGGTGATCCTAAAAATATCATCTATAGATCGTCATGGGAAAAGAAATGTATGATCTATTTTGATAATACAGACAATATTGTTTGGTGGTCTTCTGAAGAACTTATAATACCATATTATTCACCCGTTGACAAGAGAATGCATCGCTATTTTCCAGACTTTATTATAAAAGTAAAGAGAAAAGATGGTAGCATAATGACATATGTTATAGAAGTTAAACCATTTTCTCAAACACAAAAACCCGTTCAAAAATCAAGAAGAACTAAAAAATTTCTTCAAGAGGCTGCGACATACGTTGTAAATCAATCAAAATGGAAAGCAGCAGAAGAATTTTGTCATGAACATGGCTGGCAATTTAAAATATTGACAGAAAAAGAATTGGGAGTGTGAATAAATATACTCATGGCATACTTAATAAACAGAATAAACGAACAATTAGCAAAGACTGGATACACAGCCGGCAGTAATCGTGCTAGAGATTGGTTACGTTCAAAAATCAAAGAATTGAATCCAACACCAGCAACTTTGCTTCGTGATCGTGAAAGATTAAGAAATACACAGTTTATTGGAGGTATGTTCTTTTTTTATTATGATCCAAAGACAAAAGATTCGTTGCCATATTACGATAGATTCCCATTGGTTTTACCAATAGAACGATACTCAGACGGGTTTCTAGGGTTGAATTTACACTACATTCATCCAAAGCAGCGAATCATTCTTTTGGACAAATTAAGTCAATATCGTACCAATAATAAGTTTGATGAAACAACAAAACTAAGATTGTCTTATCAAACTCTAAGTGCAGCAAGTAAAGCATTTGAAATGAATCCATGTATCAAACGATATCTAGCAAATCATATAGAATCTAGATTTATTGAAATACATGCCAATGAATGGGATATAGCAGCATTGTTACCTGTAGAAAGATTTGTTGGAGCAAGCACAAGTAAAGTCTGGGCAGACTCAAGGAAAAAATTCTAATGTCATTTTCACCAAATCTATTCTTATCTAATGTAAGAGCAAAAGATGGTTTAGCTAAACCTTCTCGTTTTGAGGTGGTCTTACCTATTCCTCCTTATATTAATCAATTTGTGGGCAATTCAATTATCGAAAAGATTTTGAATTTTCCAAATTCTATTTTTACAGATGTTTCAAGTGCAATCAGTTCTGTGTTTGGTCGTCAAGGTGCAGAAGATGAATACTCTCGCAGTTCTAACTCATCTATGTCTCGTTATCTGGCACTTCAATGTGAAGCCGCAGAATTACCAGGCAAAACACTTGCAACTGCCGATGTGAAAGTATATGGTCCGACATTTAAAGTTCCATATCAAACACAATATACTGATACGACATTAACTTTTATTTGCACTAATGATTTTTATGAGCGCAAACTATTTGACCGTTGGATGGAAGCAATTCATCCTTCAGATACCAATAATCTTAGATTC